AGAGATTCATACCCTCTATGTCGGTAGTTCAATTCTACCCACTGCCTTGTGTCGTTAGCCTAGTGGTTAAGGCAGTAGTTTGTGGAACTACCTAGATGGGTTCAATTCCCATACGACACCCCGCCCGATAAGCATTGTGGTGATGCAGCAGTTTAGTAAACTGCAGAGAACAGTTCAATTCTGTTATTGGGCTCTCAACTATCCGGAATTTCCAGATAGTTCAAATGTTCAGGTGGCAGAGTGGTCGAATGCAGAAGTCTGCAAAACTTCTATCACCGTGGGTTCGAATCCCACCCTGAACTCTTTAATCCCGTGGAATTCGACGGGATTACATAATCCAGAATCGACTAACTGGCAGGTCAGCACCCTTTGAAGGTGTACGTCTAGGTTCGAATCCTAGTTCTGGAATTGCTCCAATAGGAGCAACAATCTGTCCAACACTGGGGTTCGACTCCCCACATCTCCATTCTCGGGGATGAACTGGTATTCGACTGGGCAGAGGGTTCCGAGAATAAATCTCAACAACATCGTATCTTTCCGCAGAACTGCTGTTGCCGTTTGAGCAATAGCACTTTGAGCGAACTGGGGAGTAATCCCCTTTCTTGTCCTTTTAGCTCAGTGGAACAGAGCAGTAGGCTACGAACCTATGTGCGGGAGTTCGAATCTCTCAAAGGACGTTGCCAGTTTAAGGACTGGCACAAGGCACTTGACTTTCTCGGTCAGATGCCTTATGATGATTGAGTCAAGGGTTAAGGGACTGTCGCCTATTGGTTAAGGCCCACTGCTTATAACGGTGTGAACAGAGTTCAATTCTCTGCAGTCCTACCTTGCTCCTTTAGCAATCTGGTGAATGCAGCGAACTCATAATTCGCCTGAGGCGTGTTCGATCCACGCAAGGAGCACTTGGTAATCAAAGATTACCTTATGGGAGTATGGTGGAATCGGTAGACACATCAGACTTAAAATCTGCTGGGAGCAATCCCGTGGGAGTTCAAGTCTCCCTACTCCTACTTGCCGAAGTAATCCAACTGGTAGAGGTGCCTGACTCAAAATCAGGATGTTGTGGGTTCGAATCCCACCTTCGGTATTGGTTATAACCAATTTTATTGGGATGGTGTAATTGGTAGCACGAGAGTCTCCAAAACTTTTAGTTAGGGTTCAAGTCCCTATCCCAATGCTTGACAAATTCTTCTGAGTTTGTTACTATATAAAAGGATAGAGGTTAAGTCACTGTTACATCCTTATGAGGTGTATCACACTTAATCCATCAAAACGTAGGAAGTGCAATCCCTCTCTCTGGTTACGCTAGATGAAGGAAAAGGTGATTCTGTCCGCACATAGAGATCCCTCCTACCACCACAAATATTGGTAGATACGCTTATAAATAATACTAGCAAGTTTACCATTATGAGAAAAAGAACAGATTTAGATAATAACAAAGAATATATTATAAAATCTTTGTTGAGTGGAGAAAAATCTCCAACAGATATTTGTGTTGAGTTTAATTGTAAATATGATACTCTTCGTGTTCGAACTAAGGAGTGGATTCCAAATTATAAACCAGACTACACTTCAAAGATAAGAACTTGTGGGGGTCAAAATAAACATCTTTCATTAGAGAAATATTATCTTCATAAAGATAAGAAATGTAAGAGAGGTATTTTACATAGATTACTTGTTGAAGAGAGAGGTGATTTTTGTTCTGAATGTGGGGTTTCTTCTACTTGGAATAATAAACCATTAAGATTACAAGTTGACCATATTAATGGAGAATGTTATGATAATAGACCCTGCAATTTGAGATTACTTTGTCCAAATTGTCATTCACAAACAGAAACATTCTCATCAAAACAATCATTAGCGAGAGTGGTGTAATTGGTAGCCACGTTGCTCTTAGAAAGCAATGCCGAAAGGTATAAGGGTTCGAGTCCCTTCTCTTGCACTTGACAATTAAACTTAAATAGTTTATAATTGTCTCATAAGCGGAGTTAGTTCAGCGGTAGAACGCTATCCTTCCAAGTTAGATGTCGTCGGTTCGATTCCGATACTCCGCTCTGAACCTTAAGGTTCTTATTCCCTCTTGGCGCAGCGGTAGCGCAAACGACTGTTAATCGTAGGGTCCCTGGTTCGAATCCAGGAGGGGGAGTAGGAAGGTCTGGAAATGTCTGGATCTTCCTCTAAATCCTAAGTTTTCTTAGGTCGGGGACTTGATCACCCCCGCTCGTTGCGGAGAGTGTCTTCCGCGAGTAGTGGGCACTCACTACTCATCAAGGGCGATTAACTCAGCGGTAGAGTGGCTGCCTTACAAGCAGTAAGTCATTGGTTCGAATCCGATATTGCCCATAATAAATAAATTATATTGATGAGAATGAATAGGGTTTAAAATAATGTTGTCAATAAGATGCAAAGATTGTAATAAAGAATTACTAGGACATCCATCAAAAACGGTAACGTGTGGATGTCCCAATATGGCAACAATTCGTGGAGACAAGATTTCGGCACTTGACTTATCTCGAATTGTTATGCTAAACTCTCTAAAAGAAAATCAAAACAAAAGTGTGCTGACTTCTCAAGATATTGCTTGGCAAGAAGCACGTCGTCAACGTAAAGTAAGACGACTTGATTTTGAAGTCCGCTAAGGACTTAATTTGGAAAGGTGTCCGAGTGGTTTAAGGAACTTGTCTTGAAAACAAGCGTGTTAGTAGCACCGTGGGTTCGAATCCCACCCTTTCCGTTACATAGAATACAAATTTAATACTTTCTTTCGGTTTCTGTATATTAGTGTTACAAAACACTGACATTTAGATGACGTTTAAAATTCTATGATTAGTATATAGTAGTACTATGAATAGAAAAAAATGGATCAGCACACCTATAATAATTGGGTGAAGATCAAGGCAACCTTTGAGGAGTCTGGTAATACAGATAATATGTTCTACAAAAGAGCAGTTGAAATTGTAAAAACCAGAAGAGATCCTCTTGCGAAATTCCTTGGAGATGAAAAGTGATGGATTCTTATGATGAATTTGTGAGTCGTACAGAAGTACAGGAGATGATCGATGCAGCAATACGACGACACAACCGTAATGCTTCTATCATTAGTATGTGCGTCGGTTGGGTGGTTCTTGCTTTATTTGCTGAGGGACTTTTAAGATTAGTGGGAGTTATTCCTCCATTATTTCCGTGGATGAAAATTACTTTAAACTAGAAAAATGGTTAAAATAATATTCAATGCGATGATAATTTTTGGTTCTATATCGATATTTCTTTTTTGGGGACTTAATCACGCATATAAATAAACAAAAATAAATCAATTGAAATATTATGGCAATAAGAACTGTAACTTTATCCATATCTCCCACTGAAGGATCTGCTTGGAGTGTAAATTTTTCATTTGATGATGCGACAAATCCAACAATAAGAAATATTGTTGGATTTCCTATTACTTGTTCTACAAATACTGCAGGTAATTTTACTGTTGCCAGTAGTGGAAATATAGATCAAGTGGTTAATGGATATTCAAGTCATTCTACTACTAATGGAGGAACTCCTTCTACTCTTGCAGGATCTGACGCAGACAGTTACGTAACATGGAGATCTCAGACGACTAATGGTCAATTTCCGGTCTTTGGTAGAAGTCTAGATATATGGAGTGTTGGTTTTTACAATGATATAATGTATAGTTCAAAAACTTGGGCACAAATAGGCAATAATGTTACTTATAATTTAAACCCAAGAAAATGGAGTTTAATTTATGATTATTCTTCACGTACTGCTTTTGTTTGGTCTAAGGGTGGAACATTGACAGTTTCTGTGGTATGATAAAAGTTGTAGAATATCTTCTAACCAATCAGTGGTCATTGTTTATTTTATGCTACCTCTTGACAATGGTTCCAATTGTTGGTATTATGGTTATACATTCAACCAATGATAAAAACATCGGGCATTAGCGCAGTTTGGTAGCGCGTTCCGTTTGGGGCGGAAAGGTCAGAGGTTCAAATCCTCTATGCCCGACTCATAAACTTTACTTTATGAAAATGTATCCAGAACTTTCAGATCTTCAAAGATTTACAGTCAAAGAGTTTCAAGCAGATTTTGATAATTTAATAGAAAAAGTAGAAAATGGCGAATCATTCGTTATTACTGATGGGGAAATAAGCGCAGTAATAGTTCCATACAACGAAACCATAAAGTTTGCAGTAGAATCTGGCGTGAGCGATGAACTCATACGAATACACACGGACCACGAAGAAGGTTCTTGACAAAGGGTTCCAGGTCCTCTATAATAGACCTGGTTCAAGCGAGTGAGACTTGGTAGTCAGAGGAGTCTTATAAACTCTTTCCGCCAGATTAGCGGCTTTGACCTGGTTCGAATCCAGGCACTCGTATTGCTCCTTTAGCAATCTGGTGAATGCAGCGAACTCATAATTCGCCTGAGGCGTGTTCGATCCACGCAAGGAGCACTTGACAGAATATCTGTCAAACCCTTATAATACTAAGGACAACATTCAGAACAATGACTCTCACATCAAAATTCAAGAAAGACGTTCAGACTCTTCGTGGTGCAGCAAATGGAGATTTTTATCTCGACGTAAAAAACCCCAAACTTTATAAAAAAGTTCGTAGGTATTATGAAAGTGAAGGTGTAGTTTTTTCTGGCGATCCACTTGATGACTATGAAATGCTTATGGAATATGTGTATCAAGATCTTGAATCTGTTGAAGTTGCATGAGTAAATAGTCTCGGGAAGACTTTAAAAGCGCACTGGTCGGGAGCAACCCCTTATGTCTAGATCTGATCTACTTCGTTGGGTTGGAAATATTCTCCTCTTAATTGGTTATCAAACTATGTTATGGGGAGAATTTAAATATGGTTTAATGATGAAATGTATCGGGGGACTGCTTACAGTACCATTTGCTATTAAACTTAAACTTTGGGATGTTTTATTTTTGTGTGCATTCTTTGGATTTAGTGAAGTATCAAAACTTATACAACTTTTCTTAGTTTCTCAAAACTAAGTGGTGGAGTCAAAATCTGACCCTTTCTGTCCTCGTCGGATTGGACATAAAATATGCCGACTGGTGTGGATGGGGAAACCCCGCCTGGTTTCCAATTTCCAGATAAAGAATTGGTGGCGAGCCTGTTATTAAAGAGAGGAGTTATTTTAACTCCTCTCTTTTTTTGTCTATATAGAAAAACAAATATTATCTTGTTGTTGAAAATTTATTACTTATTACAAAAATGAATAGGATTTCTGATTATAAAAAATTATCTACGGATATTATTAATTGGATGAGTGATTATGCATCTAGTAACAACATAAGAGCGTTTGTAATTGGGGTTTCTGGTGGAATTGACTCTGCAGTGTCATCTACACTTGCTGCTTCTACAGGACTTCCTACTTACGCACTGGGGATGCCAATACATCAGAAAGAGGATCAAGAAACTTTATCTGATGCTCATTTGGAATGGTTAAAAACAAATTTTGATAACGTTATTGCAAATAAGTTCGATCTTACTAAAGTTTTTGATACTTTTCAATTTACTATGAAAGAGTTTGGATCTAACAATCTTGCTCTTGCAAATAGTAGATCACGTATTCGTATGGTGACATTATATCAAGTCGCAACTTCTGTTGGTGGTATCGTAGTTGGAACTGGTAATAAAGTTGAAGATTATGGTGTAGGATTCTATACTAAATATGGTGATGGTGGAGTTGATATTGCTCCTATCGCTGATCTTTATAAAACTGAAGTATGGGAACTTGGAAAGTATCTTGGTGTAGATCGACGTATTATTGACGCATCTCCCACTGATGGGTTGTGGGATGATGGGAGAACTGATGAAGATCAGATTGGGACTTCATACGAAATGCTTGAGTGGGTTATGGAGAATGGATTATCTGAAGATCCTATGTTCTTAAATGAAGAACAAATACAAGCAATTAATACTTACAAAAAATTTAATATGCAAAATAAACATAAAATGATTTCTATTCCTACATTTAAACTATGACTGCAACAATCACTGAAGTAAAAAAGTTTTGGGATGATCGTCCGTGTAATGTTAGACATTCCAGTAAAGATATTGGTACTAAAGAATATTTTGATGAAGTTGAACGTAAGAAGTTCAAGGCAGAACCTCATATTCTTAAATTTACTGAATTTTCAAAATGGGAAGGTAAAAAAGTTTTAGAAATTGGTTGTGGTCTTGCTACAGTTGGGGCAAACTTTGCTTTTAATGGTGCAGACTATACTGGTGTAGAACTATCTGAAGAAAGCCTTGCTCTTGCAAAGAAGAGGTTTGCGGTATTTGAACAGGAAGGAAAATTTTATTCTGGTAATGCAGAGGAACTTTCCTCCTTTGTGCCTGTAGAAACTTATGATTTGATTTACTCTTTTGGTGTAATTCATCATAGTCCTCATCCAGAAAAAATCATTTCTGAGATCAAGAAGTATATGAATGAGAATAGTGTTCTCAAGATTATGCTTTACGCAAAAGATTCTTGGAAAAACTATATGATTGAGTCGGGACTTGATCAACCTGAAGCACAATATGGTTGTCCGATTGCAAATACATATACTAAGCAAGAGGTTATAAATTTATTAGATGGATATGAAGTTCTTTCCATTGAGCAAGATCACATCTTTCCTTATCAAGTAGAACCTTATAAAAAAGGTGAGTATATCAAACAACCTTGGTTTGATTCTATGCCCCCAGAAATGTTTAGGACTCTTGAGAAAAATCTTGGATGGCATTTATTAATTACAGCTAAACTTAAATGAAATTTTATGAATGAATTTGTAAGTTATCCCTTTATAAGGACAAATATATTAGTAACGCAACAAAGTGTCAGGGATAATCCATATACGTGGGACAATACTGGGGTAGGATTAACAGAACTTGAACTTGTAAATAAGTTTGTTTCATATATTAAAGACGAATTTACTATATTAGATATAGGTGCCCAAAGTGGGTGTTTCTCTTTAGCAGCTAGATATTATCCAAATACCATCTGGCATTCTTTTGAACCAGATCCTTCGAACTATTCTTTATTATTGGATAATTTGAAATTGAATAATATTCATAATGTAAATACATATGAAACAGCTTTGAGTGATAAAGTTGGAGAAGCAACTTTAAAAATTTGTGATTTTCATAAAGGATTAAACACTTTAGGAGAAAATCTAATTAGATTTTCTCCAGAGAATTCTATTAATTGTATCGTAGAAACAAATACTATTGATAATTTGTTTTTAAGTAAAAAAATTGACTTAATTAAAATAGATACTGAAGGATCTGAATATGATATAATAAAGGGGGGAATTCAAACAATTGAAAAATATAAACCAAAAATTTTATTGGAGTATTACCAAGACAATTTAAATCAATTTGGTAAGAAAACAAATGATATTGATGAGTTGCTTGAAGAAATTAATTATAAAATATCGTGGGTATTTGCCGAAAATATTTTTATTGAACCACGTACTAGATAATAGTAATTAATATTTATTTTTATTTTTATTTTTAAAATGCATATGAAAATTGGTGTTATTGGTGCAGGTAGACTTGGAATTTGCTTTGCTTTACTTTTAGATAAAGCAGGGTATTCTATAGTAGCATCTGATGTACGTGAAGATTATGTAAAAAGTCTTTGCGAAAAGAGGATCGATACTGCTGAGCCTTACGTTCAAGAACTTCTTTCTTCTTCAAATAATATTACTTTTAGAACTGGTAATTATGATGTAATTAATGAATGTGATGTTCTTTATACTTTAGTAGCAACACCATCTTGCTCAGATGGTAGTTATGATGTTAGTGCAATATGGAGAGTAATTGCTGATATTCAAAATGCAACTACTTTAGGAATTAACGTAAAAGGAAAGGCATTTATCGTAGGATGTACAACTAATCCTGGGGATTGTGAGTTATTTCGAAAGCAATTGGAACCATATGGTGTAGAAGTATTTTATAATCCAGAATTCATTGCGCAAGGATCAATTATTAAAGATCTTGAAAATGCTGACATGGTTCTTGTGGGGGGTCCAGAAGGAAAATATCGTTCTTTTATAGAAGAAATTTATAATAAAATTCAAGTTAAAAAACCAAAAATTTGCTTTATGTCAACAACTGCTGCAGAGTTGGTAAAACTTGCAGTTAATTGTTTCTTAACCACTAAGATCAGTTATGCAAATATGGTCGGTGAAGTAATGACTCTTGCTGGACTTGAAAATGAGATCGAACAAGTATTGGGGGCAATTGGATCTGATACTAGAGTTGGTAATAAGTATTTGAAATATGGATATGGGTTTGGTGGTCCTTGTTTGCCGAGAGATAATCGTTCTTTTGCTGCTTATGCAAAAAAACTTGGATTAGAATATAACTTAGGAAAAACGACAGATGATTTTAATAATGAACACGCTAAGTTTTTGAAAAATTATTTTATAGGAAAAAATAAAGAAAAATTGCCTTTTTACTTTGACTATATTTCTTATAAAAAAGGAACGGATATTTTTACGGAGAGTCAACAATATCGTCTATGTTTAGATTTATTAGATGAAGGGTATGAAGTTTACATAGGTGAAAATAAATCTGTTACTGGACAAATAAAAGATTATCTTCACTCAAAATATAAAAATAGTGTTCATTTTATAACAAAAGATAATGAAATAAAGATTGATATGTTTAGCGTATTCGTTTGATTTGTGATATAATATATACTATGAGTAATTTATCAACTATGAGTGATTATAAGAAAACAGCACTTGTTCTTGGTGCTGGTGGTTTTATTGGAAGCCACATGGTAAAAAGACTGAAAGCAGAAGGATATTGGGTTCGTGGAGTAGATCTTAAGTATCCTGAGTTTTCAATTTCTGATGCAGATGAATTTATTCAGGGAGACCTGAGGGATATGAGTTTTGTTCGTCGTGTTCTTGAATTTAAAGGTGAGCAAGGTAATTTTTATAATTCTGTTCCTTATCGTTACATTCGTCCTTTCCATGAAATATACCAGTTTGCCGCCGATATGGGTGGGGCAGGATTTGTTTTCACAGGAGAAAATGATGCAGATATCATGCACAACTCTGCAGCAATTAACCTAAACGTCCTTGAATCGCAACACCAATTGAATGAAACGTTTAATGGCGTTGATAATAGCGTAGAATGTGTTCGTCCAGTGTTAGACTACCAAACCAAAATTTTCTATTCTAGTTCTGCTTGTATGTACCCAGAACACAATCAATTGGATCCCGAAAACCCTGATTGCCGTGAAGACTCTGCATACCCAGCAAATCCAGATTCTGAATATGGTTGGGAGAAATTGTTCTCAGAGCGGTTGTTTTTCGCTTATAATCGTAATTATGGGATCCCTGTTCGGGTTGCTAGGTATCATAATATCTTTGGACCAGAAGGAACTTGGGAAGGTGGAAGAGAGAAAGCACCGGCAGCAATCTGCCGTAAGGTCGCCTATCTTCCAGAGGAAGGTGGAACAATCGAAGTGTGGGGAGATGGCCTACAAACTCGTTCCTTCCTGTATATTGATGAATGCATCGAAGCGACCCGCAGAATGATGGATAGTGATTTCATTGGACCAGTTAATATTGGTTCTGAAGAAATGGTTACTATCAATCAACTTGTAGATACTGCTGCTAGGGTTGCTGGTAAGAGTGTTGAAAAGAATCATATTCTTGATGCTCCTCTTGGTGTTCGTGGACGTAATTCTAACAATGATTTGATTAGAGAAAAATTGGGATGGGACTATTCACAGACTCTGGAAGAGGGTATTCGCAAAACATATAACTGGATTCTAGGACAAATTAACAAATGACACTTAAACAAATTCTTCAAGATTTTAGTCTTGAACCCGATACGGATAAAAATTGTACTCACTGTTACATTGAGCAGTTTTATGAAAGTGCTTTTGCGCCTTATAGGAACAAAAAAATTTCTATTTTGGAAATTGGAATTAGTCTTGGGGCAAGTTTAAAATTATGGAAAGAGTATTTTAAAAATTCTGTCCATGTTGTCGGTATAGATAACAGGGAACATGTTTTGTTAGAAAAGTATAAAAATATAGAAGGAGTCACTTATTATTTTGAAGATGCATATAATCCAGAAATTGTAAAAAAATTACCTAAATTTAACATTATTATCGATGATGGATGTCATGATTTGGATACTCAGTTAAAGGCAATAGAGATTTATCTTCCTTTACTGAAAAGGGGTGGAATTTATATTATTGAAGATATTCAGCAACATTTATTTCCAAACTGTTATGAAGAATTTTTAAAAGTAATACCCGACGAATTTAAAGAAAACCATAAATGGTTGGATTTAAGAAGTTATAAAAACCGACCAGATGATACTTTATTGGTTATAAACAAACTATGATTAGATTAGAAACAAAACATCCTGTTGCATTGACATCACCGGATCATCTTTGTCCGCATGGGTGTGTAAGAGATAATTTTTCTTCATTAGATTTAATATCCGAAGTAACTGAATATTTTCAAGACAAAAAAATTGTCATGATTGATCTTGGGTGCTCTGGCGGACAATTTGTTGTTGATTTTATTCGACAAGGAGATATTGCAATTGGATTGGAGGGTAGTTCTCACGTACTGGAGGGTGAAGGAAAATCAAATTGGAAAAAATATCATAATAAAAATTTATTTTTGTGTGATATATCTGAAGATTATCAACTATATTTGAACGATGAACCTCTGAAGGCAGACTTTATCCATTCCGAAGAGGTTTTTGAACATATTAGTGAAGACAAGATAGATAACCTATTGAAAAATATTAGAAATCATTTAAAGACTGGCGGAATATGTGCTTTTGGCATTTCTCTAGTTCCAGACGTTCAAGTTAGGGATTCTAATGATAATATTGTAGAACCTCCTTATGATGAAAGTGATTCTTCTCTAAAATTTTATAAACTACATCAATCAGTTTTTCCTGCTGATTGGTGGAGAGATAAACTGATTGAAAATGGATTTGAAATTTTAAAAGGTGGAAAAAATGACCAAAACCATTTTGGATATATTTTTAATAGTACTGTGAGGTGGGATTACTCTGGAAGTGTTTATATCTGCTGTAAAGTAAAATAAAAATAGGTAGTTTTTTATGAAAGTAACAGTATTAGGAAGTTCTGGTCAGGTTGGTGCATATCTAACTGAATACCTCAGAAATAAAAATTATGAGGTAAATGAGTTTGATGTAGTTAATGGTCCAGAACATGATATGACAATTATTCCAAATCAAAACTTGGAAGACAATATTAAAGATTCAGACTTTATTTTCTTTCTTGCATTCGATGTTGGTGGGTCTCGATATCTCAAGAAGTATCAACATACGTTTCAATTCATTGATAATAATGCTCGATTAATGGCAAATGCCTTTGGTCTTCTAAAAAAGTATAATAAGAGGTTTGTATTTGCTTCATCGCAGATGAGTAATATGAGTTATTCCCCTTATGGTGTTCTTAAGAATGTGGGAGAACTTTATACTAAATCTCTGAATGGTCTTATCGTTAAATTCTGGAATGTGTATGGAATAGAGAGGGACCATGAAAAGGCACACGTCATCACAGACTTTATCCGTAAGGGATTTGAAACTGGTGTAATTGATATGCTCACTGATGGGCAAGAAGAACGTGAGTTTCTTTATGCGGAAGATTGTTGCGAAGCTCTTGAATCTATTATGAACAATTTTGACGAATTTACTTCTGAAGACAATCTTCATATAACAAGTTTTCGGTCTACGAAAATTATTGATATAGCAAGCATTATTGCTGGACAATTTAATCTTATTGGAAAAACAGTAAAATTAGAACCTTCTTTGGAAAAGGATAGTGTTCAAATGGATAAAAAAAATAGACCAGATGCATATATTATGAAATGGTGGATGCCAAAAACAACTATAGAATCTGGTATTTCAAAAATATTTGAGGTAATGAAAAATGAGCGTTTATGATTGTTTTATATTCAACCATGAATTGGAACTTCTTGAAATTAGATTAAATATCTTAGATAAGTATGTCGATAAATTTATCTTAACTGAAGGAGACACTACATTTTCGGGAAACCCAAAGGAAAGTATTTACCTGCAAAATAAAGATAAGTTTTCTAAGTGGGAAGATAAAATAGTTCATAATTATATCAATGTTCCAGAAGTAGAAAGTCCCTGGGATCGTGAAATATACTCAAGAAATTCAGTTAAAAATTTAAATATTTTTAAAGATGAAGATTTAATCTTGACAAGTGATATTGATGAGATTCCAAACCCAGAAGTTTTGGAGCATAAAGATAAGTGGATAACTGATAGTTCTCATTTTACATTTCAGCAAAATTGTTATGTTTATTATCTTAATAATTTTTACTCTGGCAATTGGTTTGGAACAAGAGCATGTACTTACAAGTATTTAAAAAATACTACTGTTGATGATATTAGGGAAGCGACAGAAGACGACAATAAGTTAACTGGATCAATAATTACAAATGGGGGATGGCATTTCACTTATTGTGGCGGTGAAGAAATGATTAGAAAAAAGATTGATTCTTTTTGTGATTTGCAGTATAATACTCCTGAGGTCAAAAATAATATAATCAATAATATCTCCAACAATAAAGATATATTTTTTAGATATTGGATGGAATATAAAACAGTAGAACTTGATGATAGTTTTCCTGATTATATTGTGAAAAATAAAGAAAAGTATTCGCATTTAATTAAATGATTGTATCTGAAATTTATAGTGGTTCTGGATTGGGAAATCAATTGTGGAATCTAGTCGTTCCCAGAATTATTGCAGAACGCCACGGGTATGAATGGGGTGTTAAAAAATCAAACCCATTTAAAGGATCTCAGTTCATGTCAAAATATGATTTTGGCAAAAAAGTTGTAGGTGGATATGGACCAGAGGGTGGACCACCAACACAACTTCCTAAGGGAATCGCAAATTATTACAAAGAAAGGTTTGATCCATATCCACCAGAAATGGGTGGAGATGACGCTATGATTTTTGATGACTATCTTTGGAATAATCTTGAAGACAATACAAAAATTGAAGGATGTTTTCAGAAAATTGGATATATTAAAGATAGAAAAGATGATATTATCGAATGGTTAAAAACAGATTTCATATTTACTGATTTTTCTAAAGATGATATCTGCGTAATTCAATTTAGAGGAGGAGATTATCTTACTGGAAGTGCTTGGTGCCCACCAGAATATTATCATAATGCAGCAAAAATAATACAGGGAATAAATCCCAATATGAAATTTGTTGTAGTGACAGATGACCCAGTTAATGCTCAAAAGTTTATTCCTTGGGCAACAATTGTCGGTTCTGCAATTATGGAAGAGAAAGATACACTTCAGGGGAGCATTGGATGGTACAAGTATCCTGGTGGTCCTATTGGAGTTGATTATTCAATTCTAAACAATGCAAAGTATGCTATTATATCTGCATCTACTTTTTCTTTTTGGCCTTGTTGGACTAATACTAAGTTTAAAACTATTGTCGCACCAAAGTATTGGACTGATTTTAAGATTTCTAATGGATGGTGGAGGGGTGATGATAATATAGTTGACGAATGGTTATATGTTGATATGAATGGTAAACCAATGATAGGCACTGACTGCAGAATAGAATATAATGATTATCGCTCCAAAAATTCTTTTTACGCTAACCTAAAATGAAAAAAGTAAAAATTTATACATATTCCCACAACAGACCTGATTTTATCGAACTTCAGTATAACACTATTAAACGACATGTAAAAGATGACTTTGAATTTATTGTTTTCAATAATGAAAGGGGCGGTGGCGATGGTGGATTTGATTCAAATAAAATAGAACAAATCAATTCAATATGCGAAAAATTGAACATTGAATGTATCAGAGTAGAATTAGATCCAGAACTTCAATACATGAATGGAGAAAAAATGTTTGAAGGAGATGAGTATTTGAATGGAAACATTGCATGTGCTTATTCCTATACTTGGGGTTGGAAAAATTACATTTGTAAAAATGATTGTCTGACAGTTATTCTTGATTCGGATATGTTCTTGATAAAGGACGTATCATTTGTTGATATAATGGAAGGATATAATTTTTCATATGTACCCTCATATAGATACAATAAAAAATATGTAAATGAAGATAACCGAGGTGAAATAGCTTTCAAATATCCTTGGAACGGATTTGTCATGGCTGATATCCCAAATATGCCAAATCCAAGTGAAATTAGTTGGGGATATGGGAAGATTAATGGAATCGCAGTAGACGTTGGGGGAGAGGTTTATAATTATCTTCAAAAATATGAAGATCAACTTAATCAACTTTATGTTGACCAATGGGGATTGTTAGTTGATATCAACCCTCCTTATGAAATTTGTATAAATGGTTGTTCCCAAATGTATGCAGATTTTGAAGAATGTACAGTGCAGATTAACGATTACCAGCATTCAAATACTAAAACCTTTCCGCATCAAACTGACAGGGATAATTACTGGGAATATGTTCACGATAACTATTCTAAGATAATTGAAATTTCTAGGAAAAATGAATTTCCTAGACCTACATATGTTGACTTTATTAAATTAGAAAAGGATGAAAATGTAATTACAGACTCTTTTATATTCCATTATAAAAACGCAAGTAATACTTTACCCTGGATGAATGACCAATACAATTATTATAAAACAATTGCTTTGGACAAGTTTTTAAATTTATTTCAATTACAAAAAAGAATTTTAGGAGATTGACATGGGAATTTCTGTAGATGAGATTAAATCATTAATTGGCGAAAAAGAAAAAATTGTAATTTTCGAAGTTGGTTGTGCTGATGGCAGAGATACCCGTCAGTTTCTTAATAAATTTGGAGATAATATTAAAATTTACACTTTCGATCCAGAACCAATTAACATTAAAGCAATGACTGAGTTGGGAGTCGAAAATTGTGTGGGTGATTTAAACGATGATATTGTTTCTGATTCTAGGCATATTTTTCACCCATATGCAATGAGTGACACTGATGGTAAAGAAACATTTTATAGATCGAGAGATACTGGATACGATGATAAAGGATATAGTAGGGGTAGGTACTCTGGTTCAATTCACAAACCTGTAGATCAACTTAAGGGGTGGCCTCATATTGTGTTCGATGACAGCGCGGAAGTGGAGACTAGATCTTTAGATAGTTTTTGCGAAGAGCATAATATAGAGCACATTGACTTCTTATGGATGGACACTCAAGGTGCTGAAGGAAAAATATTTGAGGGTGGCAAAAAAACATTGAAAAATGTCGATTATGTATATACTGAGTACTACAATCAGGATATGTATGAAAATCAGGTTTATTTTGAACAACTTCAAGAGTTGTTATCCGATTTTACTTTAATTGCTAATTGGAAGTATGTAGACTATGCTTATCCAGAATGTAATGGTGGCGATGCTTTGTTTGTGAGAAATGATGTTAAATCTTCCTGATGTAACTCTAATTTGTGTCTCTTCTGTAAACTTTGAGCATACTTTATATGCTTTTCAAAAAAGTATGCAAAAAATTAATTTTGGAGATGTTAAACTTGTAACCGATCAAAATCCTTCGGGTTTTATTGAAAATGGAATTTCTATAGAAAAATGCAATCCAATTACTTCTATAGATTCGTATAGTCATTATATGATCTTTGATTTGTATAGGCATGTAAACACTTCTCATTGTCTTGTTATTCAAGCTGATGGATTTGTAATAAATCCTGAGCAATGGGATCCTCTTTGGTTAACATATGACTATATTGGAGCACCTTGGGAATATGTTGATCACTCTTATCTTGACCCATGGGGAAATCATCACAGGGTTGGTAATGGGGGATTTTCTCTAAGAAGTAAAAAACTTTTAGAAGTCCCTTTAAATGCCTATGTTCATTTTGATGTGAATTGGGGAAAATTTTATAAGCATATGAACGCGAATGATACTGCCGAGGATGGTTGTATTTGTGTACATAATAGACACATTTATGAAGTTCTTGGTTGTAAATTCGCCCCAGTTGAAGTAGCTTCTAGGTTTTCTCATGAAAAACCACTTCCAGAAACGAAGGGAATTAAACCATTCGGTTTTCATTATCACTTACCACCAGGCACAAAGTTATGATAGGATATAATCATTTAGGAAAAAACGGAAGACTTGGAAATCAAATGTTTCAATATGCAGCATTGAGGGGCATTGCTGCTAAACATGGATATGATTTTATGATACCTGAATCTAATTTTGAAAATGAATGGAATCAGCACCAATTATTTGAAGCATTCACGTTACCTAATCTAAAAAATACTGGGTATGTTTCTGGAGACTTTTATAAAGAAGAAGAAAATCAATCACACGTATTTAACCTAGAATATGTTAATAACTGTCCAGATAACGTAAGTCTTTATGGATTTTTTCAGACAGAAAAATATTTTAAAAATATATCTGATAGTATTCGTGAAGATTTTACTTTTAAAGATGAAATTTTAAAACCATGCAAAGAAGAATTTAACTTTGATAAAATTGTTTCTCTTCATATAAGAAGAGGTGATTATGTCAATAAATCATACTATCATCCATTGTGTGAGTTGGAATATTATAAGGAATCTCTAGAAAAATTTGATTCAAGTATTCCTGTTATAATCTTTTCAGATGATCCAAAGTGGTGTAAGACTCAAGATTTATTTTCTTCTGACCGTTTTATGATTTCTGACTCTGGTTGGAATTTAATAGATCTCTGTTTAATGTCCATGTCCACTCACCATATTATCGCAAATTCTTCTTTTTCGTGGTGGGGTGCTTGGTTATCTGGATCTAGTCAAGTTATTGCTCCTAAAAAATGGTATGGACCAGCTGCCAAATCTGTATCTACTGTTGATTTGATTCCAAAAACATGGAAAGTTCTGTAAAAGTTTCTATCGCAATACCTGCATATGCTCATGGCAATGCAGGTGTTCTATATTTAAAAGATGCTTTACAATCTATAGAAGAACAAAATTTTTCGGATTATGAAGTTGTCATATCTGATCATTCTGAAAGTAATATTCTTTTAAATTTGTGTGAAGAATACTCTAAAAAAATTAAAGTGGTTTACATTAAAAATTTTTATGGCAAGGGCATTCCTACATTTAATGCAAATTATTGCTTAGATTATTGCTCTGGAAAATATATAAAAATTTTACACCATGATGATTTTTTTGTATCAAAGTGTGCATTAGAAAAAATAGTTTCTTCCTTGGAAGAAAGTGGTAAATCCTGGTTAGTAAATGGATTTAATCATACTTATGACGGGAAAAATTTTTTTAATGAGAAAATTCCTCAATATCCTGACCACCTTTTAGTTGGAAATAATCTCCTTGGTGCTCCTACTAATATTACTATTAGGAATGACTGTAAAGAATACTTTGATACAAATATAACTATGGGAATTGACCATGAGTGGTATCACCGTCTGAGAATGAAGTATGGATTGCCTTATTTTTTAAATGATGTTTTAACTACAAGTAGGATAAGAGAAGATAGAGTTTCTGCGAAATTTTCTAATAACTATGACATAGTTATTGAAGCAGATGGATCTTCTTGGCAATTCATACAGAGTGAATTTGAATATATACAAAACAAACATTCAGAATTTTTTAAAACCTGGAAATATCCAAATGATTGATTTATCAAAATCCACTTTCATCATTCCTTTAAGAATTGAATCTGAAGATAGAATGAGAAATATTATTACCTTGTTATGTTTTTTACTTGGAAATTTTAATACAAAAATAGTAGTAAAAGAGGTAGATAATAATCCTGTATTTGAACATAAAGTTATTCCGCAAATAAAAGAGTTTCTTGGTAAAGAAGAAATTTCTTTGTTGCATATTTTTGAACATTCCGATGATCCTGTATTTTATAGGATGCAGATTTTGAATGAAATGATTTCTCTCTGTGATACTGAAATAGTTGTTAATTACGATTGCGATGTTCTTCTACCTTTGAAATCATATGTTAGTTCATATAATATGATTTTGAATGAAGGATATGATCTTGTTTATCCCTATGGAAATGGAACATACCAAAAACAAATACTAGCAAACGACGCTTTAGTTTCTGATTTTCTTAATCAGAATTACGATTTTAATATATTGGATTCAAAGTCTAATATCTCTACTTCTGATTTTGGTTGGGTTCAATTTTTTAATAGATTGTCCTATATTGAAGGTGGTATGGAGAATGAAAATTTCAGAGGTTCTTCTCCAGAAGACAAAGAGAGATTTTATAGATTTAAAACTTTAGGGTATAATGTAGGTAGAGTTGATAATTTGATTTATCATTTGGAACATAGTAGAGGAAGAAATTCTTGGCCAGCATCGATTCAAGGAAATCCATATATGAAACAAAATTTTGAATTGTGGGAGACACTTCAGAAAATGAGTTCTAATCAACTTAAAGAATATTATTCTTATCAATCTTATCTTAAAAAATATGTTGGCATTTAATCATATAGGAAATCTTGGCAGATTAGGCAATCAAATGTTTGAGTATGCTGCCCTAAGGGGAATTGCATCATATCATCGTTATGACTGGTGCATTCCTCCTTTTAACATATCTGGAATAGAAAATTATAGTCTCCATAAGTGCTTTAAACTACAATCAGTAAAGGAAGAAAATCTAGCAGTTATGGAAGATTTTTCATACATTCAGGAAAAATCTTTTGATTTTGATTCGGATTTATTTGAAAATTGTCCGGATAACATAAGTTTATATGGATTTTTTCAAACAGAAAAATACTTTAGACATATTTCAAATGAAATTCGTAGTGATTTTACTTTTATAGAACAATATTTAAATCCCTGTAAGGAAATGATATCTCAATATCATAACTTAGAACCCATTATGCTTCACGTCAGACGAGGTGATCCCAATTTAGTGGATTCTAGGGGATTTAAATGGTCTTATACTCAGTGTTCTGGTCAACATCCACCTCAACCAATTGAGTATTATGAAGAAGCATTGAAATTTTTTGATAAAGATCAACCAGTTATTATTTTTTCAGATTCTCCTGAGTGGTGTAAAAAACAAGAACTTTTTAATAGCGATAGATTTCTTATTTCTGAACCAACGGATAAATATCCAGACGGATCTTATACTCCTTACATTGATTTATGTTTAATGTCTTTATGTTCACATTCTATAATTGCAAACAGTAGTTTATCTTGGTGGGGTGCTTGGTTGCAAAATAATCCCAACAAAAAAGTAATATGTCCAAAAATGTGGTTTGGACCTTTATATGCCGATAAGAATACCAGAGATCTTTATGTTGATAATTGGATTGTAATCTAATGTACGTTTCTTCTTGCCCCTTAAGAGTTTCATTATTTGGTGGTTCGACAGATAATCCATATTTTGTGGAACAATATGGATATGGATCTGTTATAAGTTTTACTTGCGATTTAAAAACATACATTACACTTCACGAAGATAAAATTGGGTACAATAAAGAAGGTAATAAGTATATTATCAATTATTCAAAAAGAGAAGAAGTTCTTCATACTAAAGAAATTCAAAATGAATTAGTTAGAGTTGTATTAGAATACTTTAAAGTTTCTCCTTCTCTTGTTTCTATGACTAGTGATGCCTACTCTCAGGGAAGTGGATTAGCTTCATCATCTTCTTATATTATCTCCTTGATTAAGTGTATTTCTTTGTCAAACAATTTACATCTAACTGATATAGAAATTTGTGAAATTGCTTATAATTTGGAAAGAGAATTTAACCCATACTGTGGATATCAAGATCCTTATGGTTGTGGGATAGGTGGATTTAAGAGAATCGAATTCCAAAAAGGTGGAATTATAAAGTACAATTTTTTATCAACCGAACTTTTTGAGTATTATGATGCACATTTAATTTTTACTGGTGTTACGCGCAATTCTAAAAAAATCCTCAAAGATATAAGTTGCAATCTTGATAAAATTTCTCCTCTTTTACCCACACTTGAAAAAGCTTATGATTCAATCATTAATAAAGATTATGAGGAATTTTTATATCTTTTAAATGAGAGTTGGGACCAAAAGAAAAAAACAAGTTCTATGATCAGTGAGAATTCAAAAATCATGGAAATTGACAATTATTTAATAAATAATCCTCTAGTAATTTCGCATAAATTATGCGGCGCAGGAAATGGGGGATTTTTCTTAACTTTTTCAAAGAAGAATAAATTGACTTTACCGTTTTCTTCTATTAAAATAAATGTATCTTTGGATGGTGTAAAGGGGAAAAAATTATGATACCATTAAATTCTACTTTGTATTTAAAGCGAAAATGAATAATCCTTTCAGCGAATATATTAAAGCACTTCAATGTGCCAATATGGAAAAAGAATTTGAAAAGTTCAAAGATGCCTTTGGAAAATATAATAATATTATTATTCTTGGAAATGGTGGGAGCAATTCTGTTGCTTCGCATATTTCGCAAGATTATGTGAAATTTCACAACAAAAATTCTATGGTATTTTCTGACCCGTCAATGTTAACATGTTTTGTCAATGATTTTGGGATGGAGAATGCTTACTGTAAATTTCTTCAGTATTATGCAAAAGCAGATACTCTTTGTATTCTAATTAGTTCTGGAGGAGAGTCTAAAAATATTATTAATTGTATTAAATATTGTGAAAATACTTCAATTCCATATGGGATTTTGACTGGATTTAATGCTTCCAATAAAGCAAGAAGCATTGCTAATAGTTCTCTTTGGGATTACCACATTGGCAGTAATGATTATGGAATTGTTGAGTGTGTTCATCAAATATTTCTTCATGGAGTTGTATGAGATATTGTTTTGATATTGATGGAACTCTTTGTTATACTCCAAACAAAGAAAATGGAAACCCCGATTATGAAAATGCTCAACCATTTTCGTTTATGGTTAAGCAAGTAAATCGTTTGTATGATGAAGGTAATTATATCATTATGCAAACTGCCAGAGGAAAGGGTTCTGGTATCGACCACACTAAACTAACTAAAAAACAACTTAGTGATTGGGGATTTAAGTACCATGAATTATTTCCAATGTTTTGTAAACCGACTGCAGATATTTTTATTGATGATAAGGGAGTAAATGTTGAAGATTGGAAAAAGCAGCAACCTCTAAAAAGAGGTATTATTGCTGGAGCTTTTGATATAATTCATCCTGGATATGTTAGAATGTTTAAAGATTCTAAAAAATATTGTAATCATTTAACAATAGCTCTTCACGTTGATCCGTCTTTAGAAAGAAAACATAAACTTGAACCAGTCCATTCTATTGCTGAAAGAACAGAAATTTTATTGTCTATGAAAAACATAGATAGTGTGGTATATTATTCTGTTGAAGACGAATTTCATGATTATCTTAAGAGCGGTAAATATCAGGTTAGATTTTTAGGAACAGATTATCAAGATGGTTCTTATTCTGGAAAAGAAATTAATATCGATATTATTTGGTTAGATAGACAATCTCATAATTATTCTTCAACCAAATTAAAAACACAAATTTATGAATCTATTTTAAATAAAAAAATACGGTATAAAGAATATGACTAAATGTTTGGTTACAGGGGCAGCAGGATTTATTGGATCCAATCTTGTTGATGAATTGGTTAGATCTGGATACGAAGTAATTGCAATTGATAATGAAAGTGCAGAGTCTAATGAAGAATTTTACTGGAATCGCAAATCTGAAAATTACAAATATGATATTTTAGATTATGAAAAAACAAGACCTCTTTATGACGGAGTTGATTACGTATTTCATTTAGCTGCGGAGTCGAGAATACAACCTGCAATTTTAAATCCCATTGAAGCAGTTACAAAAAATTGTGTTGGTACTTGTACAGTTCTTCAATGTTCTAGAGAGGCTGGGGTAAAAAAAGTTATTTACTCTTCAACTTCTTCTGGATATGGTTTTAATGAACCTCCTAATCATGAAGGACAACCCGACGACTGTTTGAATCCATATTCTGTATCTAAAGTTGCAGGTGAAAAACTCTGTTCAATGTATACAAAACTCTTTGGATTAAAAACCATAGTATTCCGATATTTTAATGTTTATGGAGAACGCTCTCCTATTAATGGACAATATGCTCCCGTTATTGGAATTTTCTTACGTCAACGTGCTGCTGGAGAATCATTAACCATAGTTGGTGATGGTGAACAACGTAGAGATTTTACTCATGTTTCTGATGTTGTATCTGCAAATATTCTTGCCGCATTTAAAGATGTTGATTGTGAATACTATGGAGAAGTTTATAATGTTGGCAATAGTATTAACTATTCTATCAATGAAATTGCAAGTGCTATTTCTTCAAACAAAATTAACATTCCGCCAAGGATTGGTGAGGCGAGAACTACTCTTGCAAATAATGGGAAATTGAAAACTGTTTTTGGATGGGATCCGAAAGTAAATTTAAAGGACTGGATTGATGGACAAAAATAAATCAACATACAAATTAAAAAATTTTGGTCCAATCTATTATTTGAATCTTGATGAGCAACCAGAAAGACGAAAATATATGGAAGACCAATTTCAATATTGGGAAATAGAAAATTATACTAGAATATCTGCATACGATGGTCGTGAAGATGACTTAAGTGGTATTATTAAAGGAAAATATCCAGATATGATGTCTTCAAGTGAGATTGGATGTACAACTTCTCACTTGAAGGCAATTAAGTATTGGATGGAAACCTCCGATAGTCCATATGCAATTATTATGGAAGATGACTGCAATTTAGATCTTGTAAAATACTGGAATTTTATTTGGCAGGATTTTTACTCTCATATTCCATATGATTGGGATGTGATTCAGTTGGCAATTATTTGTACTGGTGATATTCACGTTAAACTTCATAAAAGATTTGTAAATGATTTTTCTACAGCTTGTTACTTGATTACCAGACATCATGCAGAAAAACTTTTGAAGTTTCATGTTCGTGGTGATAAGTATAAACTCGATAATGGAGTTAAACCACGTCCTGTTGCCGATGACTTGATTTATAATTCTGGAAATACCTATTCAATTCCTCTTCTTCTTTATAGGATTGAATTGGGATCTAGTATTCATCCTGAACATATTGATGCTTTCCATAGAGGAAACCACAAGGCTCTTTCACAGTACTGGCAACAAAATGGCGCAAGTATTGATATTAGAGATTATATGAATTATGATCCTTATTTGGGTCGGATAACAGAAAATTCTACTTTCCAACAACAAGACCCTTGACAGAATCTTAAGTATCTACTACACTAAATAAGTACTTAAGAATACTGTTGTAATTCTTAACAATCTAAATGTCGTTTAGTACTAAAACACTTTTATGAAACTCAAACAACTGATGCTTGCACCTGTTGCTATGGGAATGGTTGCTCCTGTTGCTGCGAATGCCGCAGATCTGAATATGACAGCAGTCAACCAATATTCCTCAGAACAGGTTACAAGCGTCACTCAATTCTCAGATGTCCGTCCTACTGATTGGGCATACCAAGCACTCAGCAACCTTGTAGAGCGTTATGGTTGCGTTGCTGGTTATCCTAATGGAACCTTTGGTGGTGGTCGTGCAATGACCCGCTATGAGGCAGCAGCATTGCTCAACGCTTGCCTGGATCGTGTGACTGAAGTTACTGATGAACTCAAGCGTCTGCAGGCAGAGTTTGCTCAAGAACTCGCTGTTCTTCGTGGCCGTGTAGATAAACTGGAAGCACAGGTTACCACTCTTGAAGCACAACAGTTCTCCACCACAACTAAACTGCGTGGTGAAGCAAACTTTGTTCTTGGTGGCGTAGATAATTACCAAACCAAGGATGGCGACATCACTCACACTGCATTTAACTATGATCTGCGTTTGAATCTGGACACTTCTTTCACTGGTAAGGATCTTCTCAAGACCCGTCTGCGTTCTTCTAACTTCAGCAGCAATCCTTTCGGTTCCAGTTCTTCAATCTTTAAACTGGATAAAGCAGACAACACTGTTAGTGAAGTTGGCAACAACGTAGTTATTGACCGTCTGTATTATCAGTTCCCTGTGTTCAACGGTAGCACCACCCTGACCGCTGGTGCTCTGGTTCGTAACACTGAAATGGCTTGGATTCCTACTGCTTATAAGTCAAACATTCTTGACTTCTTCCAAGTAGCAGGTGCTCCTGGTGTTTATAACAAGGCAACTGGTTCAGGTTTTGGTGTTCAGTATGGTAAGAAAGGTCTTGTTGCTGGTGTAAACTATGTGGCACAGAATGGTGCTGATAGTTCTACTGGTGAGTTTGACAAGTCTGGTGCTCTTAATACCTTGGCACAAGTTGGTTATCGTGGTACTAACTGGGGTGCTGCTTTTGGTTATCGTTATGGTACTGAAGGTACTCGTGTCCGCACTTATAACGGTCTGAACGGTGCTTCTGGTGCTCTGGTTCCTGGTCAAACCTCTAATGGTTATGCCATCAACGCATATTGGCAACCCACTCAATCTGGTTGGGTTCCCTCTATCTCTGGTGGTTATGGTTGGAACACTGTAAGTGGTACTCCTAGTGATGCTACGAACAGTCAATCCTGGTTTGCTGGTTTGACTTGGGATGATGTGTTTGTTGATGGTAACTCTGCTGGTGTTGCTATCGGTCAGGCACCTACTGGAGAAGATCTTGAAAAGGCAACTATGCTTGAGATCTTCTACAAGTATCAAGTATCTGATAACATCAGCGTCACTCCTGCTATCATCTACGGAAGTGACAATCAGCGCCTTGCTGATAACTCCTCTAATTGGGGTGGCGTAATTCAGACAACTTTCAAGTTCTGATATTTTAACTCTATAATTAACTGGAGGGGAAACCCTCCTTTTTTTCTGTTTAAACTTATGCAATACGATATTAAAGATATTAATCTTGCCGAACTTGGCAAACAAAGAATTGAATGGGCAGGAAGAGAGATGCCCGTTCTTAAGCAAATTCAAGAACGATTTGCTAAAGAAAAACCTCTTGAAGGTGTTCGTTTAGTTTCTTGTAATCACGTTACTACAGAAACCGCTCATCTTTGTATAGCACTTAAAAATGCTGGTGCTGATTCCATGTTGATTGCGAGTAATCCTCTTTCAACTCAAGATGATGTTGCTGCTGCCCTTGTAAAATATTGTGACATTCCTGTATTTGCTATTAAGGGTGAGGATAATGATACTTATATGAAACATATAAACATTGCCCTCGATCATCGTCCTAATATTATTATCGATGATGGATCTGATGTAGTAGCAACACTTATTAAGAATCGTCCTGAACAGGTGTCCGATTTGATCGGGACTACAGAAGAGACCACTACTGGTATTGTTCGTCTTCGTGCGATGATTAATGATGGGGTTCTTAAGCACCCTGCGATTAATGTAAATGACTCTCAAACTAAGCATTTCTTTGATAATCGTTACGGTACTGGTCAATCTACTCTTGATGGTATTATTCGTGCAACTAACATTCTTCTTGCTGGAAAAACTGTGGTTGTTGTTGGGTTCGGTTGGTGTGGTAAAGGAGTTGCTCTTCGCGCCAAAGGGATGGGAGCAAATGTGGTCGTCACTGAGATTGATCCCGTAAAGGCAATTGAGGCAACTCTTGAGGGTTATCAAGTAACAACTATCCAAGATGCTGCTTTTATTGGTGATATTTTCATTACTGTAACTGGCAATAAAAATGTAATCTCAAGGAATCATCTTCGTGCTATGAAGAGTGGTGCTATCGTTTGTAACTCTGGTCACTTTGATAATGAGATTGATTTAAAATCTCTGGAAGAAATGTCAACAGAAATTGTTGAAGTTCGTCCTTTTGTTAAAAAGTATGTAACTCCAGATAATGAAATTATTGTTCTTGCTGATGGTCGTCTTGTAAATCTTGGTGCTGCTGAGGGTCATCCTTCTGCCGTTATGGATATGAGTTTCGCAAATCAAGCACTTGCTGTGGAGTATCTTGTAGAAAATAAAGGAAAACTTGAACCCGGAATTTATCCAGTTCCTGAAGAAAAGGATAATCTAATCGCAAAACTTAAACTACTTGCTATGGGTATTGGGATTGATACTCTTACTGAAGAGCAAGAAAAGTATATTAATTCTTGGTATGAGGGAACCTAAACCTTAACCAAATCTTAGTGGACTTTAAGATTGTCTTCCAGTATCATTACTTATGAAGTCAATTCACTTCTAAAAACTTTTTATGAAATTCAAAAACTTTATTGCTGTTGGTCTGGTTGCTGCTCCTGTTGCTGCTCTTGCTGGACCTGCTTTGAATGGTGCAGGTGCCACCTTCCCCGCACCCATTTATCAACGATGGTTCCAAGATTATGCACGAACTTCTGGGAGTAGGGTTAATTATCAGTCCGTTGGTTCTGGTGCTGGTGTTCGTCAATTCATTGCGGGCACAGTTGACTTCGGAGCAAGTGACGAACCAATCTCCGCAGCGGATGCCGCCAAAGTAAAGCGTGGTGTTGTTCAAATCCCTATGGTGGGTGGAACGATTGATGTTGCTTATAACAAACCTGGTTGTACTCTGAAACTTACTCAGAAGCAAACTGTAGATATCTTTGCTGGTCGGATTAAGAACTGGAACCAAGTTGGATGTGCTGCTGGTCCTATCACTCCTGTGTATCGTTCTGATGGTTCTGGAACCACTTACGCATTCACTAACTCTCTTGATGCTTTTGGTGGATGGGGTCCAGGTGTAGGTAAGGCAGTTAAATGGCCTACTGGTGTTGGTGCAAAAGGCAACGAAGGTGTTTCTGGTCGCATCCGTCAAACCCCTGGTTCTATCGGTTATGTGAATACTGGATTTGTTAAAGCAAATAAAATTCAGGCAGCAGCAATTCAAAACAAGGCAGGTAAGTTTGTTCTTCCTACCGCTACATCTGGTGCTGCCGCTCTGAATAATATCAAACTTGATGCTAATCTTGCTGGCGAAAATCCAAATCCTCCTGGTGCAAATGCATATCCTATTTCTACTTTGACTTGGGTTCTTGCATATCGTACTGGTAATGGTGCTAAGGCATATGATATTCGTAATGCTTTGAACTATGCTCTGAGCTCTAAGGCACAATCTATTGCTGATGACCTTGGATATGTCCCTCTTTCTGGTTCTATTCTGAACCGTTCAAGACTTGCTGTTGGTCGCATTGGTCAGTAAATCCTGACAAAATTAGGTATAAATGACTACGAGAGGGGCTTGACCCCTCTTTATTTTTCCTATATAATTGTGTAACAATTCTTAATGAATCTAAAAATGACTGTAACAAAAAACGAATTTGGTCAAATGAACATGTTCGCTAAAGAACCTGCTATGTATATGACCAAAGAAGACCTTGAGCGTTATGGTATTGAACCCTATGCTGAGAAAGCGGAGAAAATGAATGGACGCTGGGCTATGGTCGGCATTGTTGCTGGCGCTATTTCTTATGCTCTCACTGGGCACCTCTTCTTTGGAGTAGTTTGAGACTTGACAATGACTTCAACTATCTTTACAATGACCTCAGTTGCCTTCTTCGTTCTGTTGGCAGCATCCGTAGAAAAACTTTGTGAGACTTACTAATGACCGTTTTTAATGTAACTCTTCAATCCCCTGATGGCACCGAAACTACTATCGAGTGTGCTGATGGCCAATATATTTTGGAAGCAGCAGAAGAGGCAGGTGTTGACCTCCCTTCATCGTGTAAGGCAGGTGCTTGCTCTGCTTGCGCTGGAAAACTCATCTCTGGCACCGTTGATAATGAAGAACAATCGTTCCTTGATGATGACCAACAAGCAGAAGGTTGGGTTCTCACTTGCGTTGCTTATCCCACCAGTGATTGTGTAATTCTTACTGAACAGGAAGAAAACCTGTGATTGGTAACCTTGAACCAGAGGAGCAAGTTATGGGCAATCCTGGAATGCTTGGGCAATTCGCAATTGCTCTTGAAACTCTTGGATGGGATAAAGATGATGATATTTCAGTTGAAATTGGTGGTGTAGCAGTCACAGGAACTGCTACTAGTCCAAATGCAAATCCAAAATGGGCAAAACCATTTGGAACAGTATCTTATCAGAACGATGCTTTCATCGTAATTAAAAACAAGTCAAGGAACCCAGTTGTTCCTTCACGACCAAATCCTGAACTCAAACAACGACACCCTTATCAAGGAGAAAACAAATGAAAAATCTTTTTAACGAGCGCAGTGAGCGTATTAATGGTTGGTTCGCAATGATTGGTTTCGTTGCAGCCGTTGGTTCTTACCTTATTACTGGTCAAATTATTCCTGGCGTGTTCTGATGGAGGTTTCTATGAGAGCAGAAGGATATGAAATTCCTAATGTAGAATTTATTTTTCGTGAGAACAGTGAATTTGTAACTCGCACTTCTAAAGAACTTTTCGATGGAAAACGTGTGGTCTTGTTTAGTCTGCCTGGTGCTTTCACTCCTACTTGCAGTGCCTATCAGCTTCCTGGATTCGAAGAGAAATACGACGACTTTATTGGTAGTGGCATCGACGATATTTACTGCATCTCTGTTAATGATGGGTTTGTGATGAATGCCTGGGCGAAAGGTCAAGGTATTGAGAAAGTAAAACTTATTCCAGACGGTAATGCATATTTTACTCGATCTATGGGAATGCTTGTAACTAAGTCTAATCTTGGTTTTGGAGATCGTTCTTGGCGTTATGCTGCTGTGGTGAATGATGGAATTATTGAAAAGTTATTTGTAGAAGCAGGAAAACGGGATAATGCGGATACTGACCCATATGAGGTTACTAATCCAGAAACTATTCTTTCTTATCTGAAAAGTTAAATAATAAATTAGAGGGTGTAACAACCCTCTTTTTTAATAAATAAATTGCAGGGTTGGATAAAATAAAATGCTTATAGATCTTCATAACTTTTTTAAGTTTTATGACGAAAAAAATCCAAAGCACGTTGCAGCAATTGATCAACTCGAAAAGGATTTGCTTTTAAAGTCTCAGGATTTGCTTGAAGATAGTGCTAATTGGGTGAGAATCTATAGATCAAAAGAAGACAAACCACAATCAACAATTTTACCCGTTCCCTTCTATCCACAAACAGACAATTATAAAGATGCAAATAGAACTTGCAATTCTTCTGCCTGTGCTATGTGCCTTGAGTATTTCAAACCAGGTACTTTAAAAGGAGCAAAAGGCGACGACGCCTATCTACAAAAAGTTTTTTCAATCGGTGACACTACTGATCATTTGGTTCAGACCAAGGTTCTTGCGTCATACGGTATTAAATCCAGTTTCTCCTACAGTCTTACTTTTGATGATCTTGATAGAGAGCTTGCCGCTGATAGACCTGTTGTTATTGGTATTCTTCATCGCGGTCCTTTATCTAACCCCACGGGAGGACACATGGTAGTTGTGATTGGCAAAACTCCTAGTGGAGATTATGTCGTAAATGATCCTTATGGATCACTCAACGATGGTTATACTGGTGCAGTAACTAATGGTAAAGGTGCTGTTTATAAGAGAAGTGACCTTTCTCGTAGGTGGTGCCCTAAAGGTAATGATGGATGGGGAAGACTATTTGATGTAAAAAAGTAGAAACGCCAACTAATAATACTGTTCCGTTAGTTGGCATTGAATTGATAAAAGAGTTTGAGGGTTGTCATTTAAATGCTTATCCAGACCCACTAACAGGAGGGTTGCCAATTACTATTGGTTGGGGAAGCACTAAAGATTTTAATGGGCAACCATTTAAAATAGGAAAAAGAATCACTCAAGAGTATGCAGATAGACTTTTAGTTTTTGATGTTGAAAATAGATTTCTTCCTTCTATACAAAAAATACCTTACTGGAGTGAGATGAATGACAACCAAAGAGGGGCTTTACTTTCTTTTGCATATAATCTTGGTGCAGGTTTTTATGGTGGAACTAACTTCAATACTATTACAAAAGTCTTGAAGAATAAGGAATGGGATAAAGTACCTGATGCCTTGTATCTTTATAGAAATCCTGGTTCTAATGTGGAGGCAGGATTGGCAAGAAGAAGAAAAGCAGAAGGGGACTTATGGAAGTCTTAATCATCCATCTTTGCTTTTAGTCCAAGTAGTGCAGTAAATAAAGTAAATAAAGCATTATATCCCCTGCTCTCAGATTCTTTGCAATCTAAGGGTGGGGGATTTACTAATCCTCCCAATGCGTCTGCTCTTTCCATTGAACCCGGAATCATAAAATTACAATTTATGAATGTAATTCCAATGTAACATAAGGTTCCAATAACTAAAGAAGCGATTAATTTATCTAAAAGGTTCGCCTTTCTTTTTTCCTTTTTTTGCTGGTCTTCGGATGAATCTGAAGACTTCTGTTGGTTGTCTTTTTGGGGGGATTCTTCTGGCATTTAGAAATACTCC